ATAAGTCTGTCACTGTCACCCATACCCATAACAATCTTCATTAATTCTTCATCTGATGCACCGACCATGTTTAAAGGTTCGATTTCATCACCCATCATGTCATCATCATCCATCATAGTGATATCATCTGTCATAGACATTTCATCACCAGCGTCGTCAGATGCTGTCATGTCGATAGTCATAGAATCTTCGTCTTCATCTTCTTTCATATCCATCATGTGGATACCTTCTGTGTTGTAAGATTCATCTGCCATCATTTCTTCGTCAGTCCCTTCAAATAGAGACTCTTTTACTAATTCTTCGATTTCTTCCTTCATTGTAGAAGCAAGTATTCCCTTTGCGTTTTCAGAAACTACATTTTCCAAATTCTTCATTTGTAAAAGAGCTTCTTCAACCAATGATTTTTTTTCTGAATTCATTTTTAGCAATAAAAATTTGTTTTATTTTTCATATAAATATATCCATTTGCTAAAAAAGTTAGTTTTGTATGGGCACTAAAATAAAAAAACCCGATTTCTCGGGTTTTAATTTAACTTTTAAGTTTAAAATTTTTTATTCAAAAACTTCATCAATTTTGCTTTCAGCTACTGAAGTGATTCTCCAATCGTGTTGAAATCCTTTGAATTTATCAGTGACTTTAGCTTCGACATCGGTTACGTTATAACCTTTAACAAGTTTTTCTTCTCTGATTTTTTTAATTTTTCCTGAGTTCTCGTCAATTAAGTCGTATTGAACTTTTGCTACAAAATATTTTTCGTCCATAATTTTAATTTTATCTATGTCCCAAATAATCGTTCAATTTTGCCATTAAGTCAAGTGATTTTCCTAATCCACCATCAATTCTTGGTTCTTGTTTGTCTTTTTTATCTGCGTCAATATTTTCATCATATAATTTTCTGTCATCTTTATTAGAATAAAGATACGCACCAGGTGTAGACGGATTCATAACTAAATCAAAACATATAATTTCAAAATCTTCTTGAACTTCGTTGTGCTCACCTTTTTTAGCTAAAGAACCAACACCTCTTGAAGATATACCCATAGTAACCCCTTGTCTCATTAGGTTTGCAGCGATATCACCTTTAGTAGAAACAACACCTCTTTCATGAAAACCTGGTGATGTCAATAATCTTAACTTACCCATTAAAACATTGTCGTCCCACCATACATCATCAATTATGTGCGATACTCTGTCCAAATCAATTAATGAAGATTCAGGGTGATTTAATTCTGAAGTTGATAAACCTTTTTGAATTAATGATTTATATTTTTCCGCTTCTCTTTTTAATATTTTTTCAGGGTAAACTCTTCCGTTTCTATTTGGTACCCCATACTTTTGCAATGTTGCATAAAACACAAAAGGTTTTGAATGGTCGATTTGGGTTTTATTAATTTGTGCAAAATTCTCGTTTAAAGAATCTTTCCAAGAAATACTACCCGCATCATATTCGATTAATATACCTTTACCAGTTTCGTTTGGTCCTAAAATTTTCATAATCCTTTTTTCATTATAAATATAAGGACTATTTAAACTTTCATTTTTTCTTTTGTTTTGGCATATTGAATTGTGAAAAATTTTGAATCGGATAAAACCTCTTTATAAATTTTATTGATTATTTTTGTTAGTTCTTCGGATATTTCATTTGATTTAAATTCGACATCTTGTTTTGTAAAGAAAGTTATTTCTAAATTTAAAAATGATGATTTTTTTAATCTTATACCACTTGTCCTTAAATCCATATCAACAATAAAGTGGTCTTTAAATAATTTTTTATTTGCAACTTCTAAAATTTTATGTTTTATTGTTCTTGTGATAGAACCTACAGTAATACTCCAATTTTCTTTTTCCATTTTTGGGGTTACCCATGTTTGTAATACTAAATAAATTGATTTTAATTCTGTCGTATCGACACTACCAAAATAACATTTGGCATCTTTAAACAATTCTAATTTGAATGTTTTTCCTTTTTTCATTTTTAAATGAGTTCATATAAGTAAGTTTATTTTTACAAAATATAAGAAAAAAAAAGATATTAACAAAATTGAAAAAAGTTTTTATATTTATTATCATATAACAAAAAAATATGATTGTAATAAAAATAGAAAAAGGTGAAAGTTTGGACAGAGCATTAAAAAGGTACAAATATAAAGTTATTTCAACTAAACAAATTGAAGAGTTGAGAAAAAGACAAGAGTACGTAAAAAATACGGTTATAAAAAGGGAAAAAATGAAAAAAGCCAAGTACAAACAATCTTTGATGAATAAGTTTGAAAACTGAAATATTTATTGTTAACTAAATAACAATAAAATGAAATCAATTAAAAATTTTATTAAATCACTTTTGGGTGATGGTTCTGATGTATCATCTAAAAGATTTTCAGGTATTGTTACATTACTAAACTTAATTGTTTTAGCTTATGTTGCAACACAAAAGACTGGTGTTTGTCCTGAGTACATGTACGACACACTTTCATTATTGTGTGGTGGTTTTTTAGGACTCACAACTATTGAGGCTATTTTTGGTAAGAAAAAGAATCCTGAAACAAAATCAGAGTAAATGAAAAACCCATCGATTTCGATGGGTTTTTATTTTAAAGTCCTTCTGAAAGTTTTTTAAGTTTATAATAAGAAATTGTATCTACAAATGTATTTTCTACTCTTTCTTTCGTTTCTTTAATTTTAGTTTTTGTTTCTTCATCTGAAGGTTCAACTGAATCTAATTTTGTAATAACTTCAGTCTTTAATCTTTCAATACCTTCATTAAGTTCTTCTGTGCTCATTTTTAATAATGACCTTAACTCAAACAATTCAGACTCAGATAATGTTGAAAATTTTTTTGAGAATGTATCAGCAGCGATTCCAAGCATATTTTCAAGAGGAATATTAATTGTTTCTGTTATTGGTTTTTTATCAATTTTTGTTTCAGTTAATTTCTTGTGTAATTCTTTTTTTGATTCAACAAGATTAACAAAATCTTCTGAAGTTTTAGCAAAAACTAAATCATCTAAAAGTTTGTAGTTGTTTTCAACTTTTTCATTTAAAGTTTCAACCCAATATTCAAATTCTTCAAATTGTTTTTTATTTTCTTTAATTGTGTTTTTGATGTCTTCAATAGACAATGATAAGAATTCTTTAGCAACATCTTCTTTCAAATTGTTCATTTTCATAATTGAACTGTAGTTCAGATATACTTTACCAACTTCTTTGTTGTCTTCCATAAATTCTTTGAACTCTTTTAAAACCCTTTTGAATTCAGGTTTTTTATATACACTAACAAAGTGGTTTTCTACTATACTTTTTAATACTCCAAAATTTCTCATATCAATAAATATCTTATTTATTTAATAGTTCGTCCAATTTATTTTCTATTTCTAATAAAGATTTTCTTCCTTTCGACAAATCTATCTCATCAATTCCACTCAACATGTCGTTTTCTAATATTAAATTCATATCTCTATCTACGATAGATTCGGGAGCCAATTCACCACCTGGAGGTGGTGGTCCGCCCAATTCTTCGCCACCCATAGGAGGAGCACCTAAATCACCACCCATAGGAGGTTCGCCACCTTCCGCTCCACCTTCAGGTGCGGTTCCTGCTGGCTCATCAGGTTTTTTACCATAAAGTTTATCAATGTTATCAAATATACCTGTGTGAATGATAACTTCAGGGGTTTTTGTAAGCTCAGCACCAACCGCTTTTTCAATTCTCTGTTGTTGTAAATCAAGTTTAATTTCTTCATCAGAAAATCCAAGAATATGTTTTTTAGCCCAAGTAACAGATACTGGTGAAATACCCTCAATACCCGTAACTGCATCTTTATACAACAACATTTTTTCTTTCCAAGTATCAATTTTTAATAAATCCGCTTGTGTAGAAGGATTTGTAAGACCTAATGTAAAGTTTGTTAATTCATCTTCAAATCCTAAAACAAATAAGTGAATGATTGCAATCTTGTTTAATTCTTGAATCATTGATTTTTGAATTCTGTTAATTGTACGAGCAAATCTAATATCTTGTAATGCCAAGTTTTTACCATCACCAACAACTTCTTCAAAACCTAAGAATGCTTTAGGTACACGAAGTGCCGTAACTAATTTTTTCTGAATATATTCAATATCAGCAATTTCAGAAAGGTTCTGAGCGCCTGCTAAGGTTTCAATTGGATTTGCTTGTGCTGGGTCACGAACAGGAATAAAGAAATCTTGGTCAACAGCCATTTGGTTCATACGTAAATCAACATTACCCGTTTTTGGGTCAACAACTTGGTCACGTTTGAACTTGTTGGCAATTCTTTGGATATATGGTTCAACATCCTTGTCGTCCATATTTCCAACAAATATTTTAAACACCCTTCTTTCGGGTGCTCTTGATGTTCTATAAATCAACATTGCGTCTTCAGAAAGTAAAAGTTGTTTCCAAACTCTTCTCGCTTTTTCTAACATAGAAGTACCATAAGGAAGTTTTCGGTCATCACCTAATAATCTAAAGTGTGCCACTTCCCAAGTATTAAATTCCATATCTTTTACTTTCCAAACAAATTTCAACGCTTTAGCCTCATCAGATGTGTTATGTGCTGGTTTAACTTTCATACCCCTCTCTAATCTTTCGATTTCGATATTTGGTAATTGTTGACATCCAACAATACCTTTTTCAGGGTCTAATTTTAGGTAAACAAAGTTATCGCCATACTTACATGTGTTTCTTGTCCACATTGGTAAGTTTGTGTTAATATCTAATCTGTTATTAAACAAGTCGGCCAATACACCTTTAATACGAGATGATTCAGAATAAATCTGTAAAATAAAGCCGTCTTCATTTGTTGTTGTAGATTCCTCAGCGTATATGTCTAAAGCGGTAGAAATCTCAGGTGTATATTCCATTGATTCATAATCATAATATGAAGCCAATCTTGTTGGTTCATAATAGATTGCTTGAGTATAAAGATTGTTTTCAATCTTAGCCCATTGTTGTCCTAAATAATAACTTTGCTGTGCTTGAAGTTTTTGTTTTTCAAACTCTTCCTTATTATCAGTTTTAAGAAGTTCTTTTTTGTCGAATTTGTATACTGGTGGTTGTTGGCTCAGTGTTGAGTCAGGACCAAAGACTCTTGTAAGTCGTTGCCATACGGTTAAATTATCTGCCATTATCTATTAATTATAATTCATTTGGTTTATGAATAAAGATTTATCTTCTTCCTCCACCGAATAACCATAAATACTTTTCATAATCACTTTTTGTCGGATTACTTCCAAATCTATCACCATAAGATGAAGGGGACATCACAGGTAATCCAGGATTAAAATCGGTTACTTCTTTATGGTCATTACTTGTTTGAACACTCCACGAGTTTAATATTGCTTTTGTTTGTTCTGTAACTTTTTCTAATTGATTATATGCATTTTGTCCTACATATAGTGCCATAGATATTGACATAATTAAATCGTCATGATGACCTTTCATATGGTCAGGTCTACCATTTATATAAACAAATGTATTCATTTCACCCAACAACCTTGGTGAATATACTTTAAATCCATGTCTTAACGCCTCCTCAAAAGCCGAAATAATCTGAACACGTTTGGCGTTAAAATTAATTCCTGGAATTTTTTCCATTGCTTTAGGATTATAATCCCATACATTAGCATAATTAACACCATCAACATAAAGATTTTTATATCCCATTTCTTGTAGTTTTCTTGATGTTGATACACCCATACCACCTGTAATATCTACAACCACTAATGTGTCATAATACACCGCCCATTTATATGCAATTTCAGCCGCAACATCAGGTGGAATTTTACCAAGATATTCAGCAACTTGTTCTCTATCATCAAAATCAATAATTTGAAATGATGTATAATCTTCAGAATCCCCTCTTGAAACGTCAATACCCATAATGTATCTATGACCAACTTGTGGTTCTTTCCAAATCCAAAGTTGGTTTTGAACCATTTTACTTTCAGGTTGACAAACCATTTCGGTTCTTATCCTTTCGATTATTTTACTATCAATAACATTATCACCTGAACCCAAAAAGTTACATTCCAATTCCTGTGATATTTTTCTTCTATCAAATTTTAATTTTTTGGCCATTTTTTCAAACCAATCTGAATGTGGTTTGTATCCATTGTCCATTAATTTTTTAAATTCTTCATAGTTTCTTTCATTATGTGGAACACCTTCATAAGAAATTGTTTCTAAATCTTTGTATTCATCTCTATTAAGATAATAATGAATAATATCGTTAACCTTAATAAATTGCAGGTCTTTTGTATATCTTGGGTCTCTCCACCAAAACATTTCAGTTATTTTAAAGTTATTCATTCCCTTAATTGATTGGTCATAGATTGGATAATAAATTGAATCATAACCATTGGGGGTTGAAATAACTATAACTTTACCTCCTGTTGAAAGGGATGCCATACAAGCAGCCCAAAAGTCGTCACCCGCTTCAATATATGCGGCTTCGTCAAATATTAATACGGTAGGGGTATAACCACGAAGTGCGTCATTGGATGTTGCAACAGCCTTTACTTCACAACCGTTTGTTAATTTCCAATGACGAGCAGCGTTTTTTTCACTTGAGAAGTCAATTCCCATCCAATTTGGCCACTGTTCAGTAAATTGTTTAATCTTGTTTGCAAATTCGACAGATGTGTCCAATTTGTTGGCAATAATAAGAATCTTTTCAGGTTTTTCTTTTTTTGCAAATACCAATTTTTTTGATGTCCAAGCTGCCGTTACGGTAGAAACGCCCGCTTGACGATATTTTAATGCGATGTTTTCTTCATATTCATCGTAGTCATTAACAAGTTGTATTTGGTCGGAAAATAAATCTAAAGGTACAAAACGTTGTACTGTGTTGTCATATGTTTGAAGATATGTTCTTAATGCGTAAGGTGTACTCTTAACACATTTTGCATATTCAATAAGTGCTTGTTCTCTTGTTAAACTCATTAAATATAAATATCCCGAATTATCCCTTCGGTTTATCTATACCAAAATCATCTAAAAATGATAGGTCAACATTATCGTCATCATCGTCATCATCTGATGATGGGAGTGTTGGCATATCATCATCCTCATCATCTTCATACGATTCAAAACCACCTAATATTTCTTCAAGGTCCATCCTATTTAAATCTTCAATTACTGTATCTGCAATTTCTTCCATTTCAGTATATGCTGATGGGTCACCACTATTAACTCTTTGTGCTAATGAAATAAATCTTCTTTTTGGAATTTTAATCATTTCTCTAAAGATAAGTCCTTGAACCGTTTTCATTCCTTCTTCATCTTCAAATACTTTTGCAGGTAAAGCGTCTCTCAGTTTTTCCCAAAGATATGCACCGATAATAATATCAAAAATTTCATTAACTGCAGTATCTGCAACACCTCTAACCATTTGAGCTTGTACTGGGTCTTCAGGTAGTGAAGGTGCTAAAATAATATCTTTATAACCTTTTAATAGCTCGTGAACTAATATTGGGAATATTACACCTCTAGCTCTTACTATTAAATTACCTGTTAATTCACCTGTTTCATCATCTTCTTCAAAAACAACTTCTTCATCACCACCAAAACCTTGACCTGATGCCGAAATTTGTTCTAATGTTTCGGGTGGAAACATCCAATACAAATAATCATTCATAGACATTAAAGCACCATATTTGTCAGTAATACCTGGTTCCATTTGTTCAAGTCTTTCTCTAACTAACTCAAACATAAAATGTCCTTTTTTGGCAAATCCCTGTGAAATTGCATTAAAAAACCTACGTCTTGCAACCATATAGTCAAAGTTTTCAAACGCATCCATAAACTCATTTACATCCTCACCATGTGAAGCAAACGCTTGTTCAATATCTTCAGATGAAAACTCTTCAGATGTTTTCTGAAGATTTGGATTTACAGGACCACCTATTGGCATGAACTTCGCATCAAACTTGATATAACCTCTATATTTTGGGTCTAACAATTCATTTTCAGCCAATTCTACTGCCATGTTTTCAAGTTCTCTTTCTCTTGAAGTTTCAAATCTTTTGATGTCGCCCAAAGTTCTCATCATAGTCATTTGAAGACCCATCATGTCTCTTGGTGCGTTTACACCCAAATACCTTTGTAATTTACCAACAACATCGGCAAATCTTTTAGTTGCTGCTTTTTCTTCAAAAGACTGTCTTTCACCTTCTTTCTTTTTAGGTAAGAATGGACTATCAGAATATGGAGTTTCTCCACGTTCAATTTTTGATTTTAACTGAGGGTTCATTCTAAAACCTTCAGGTTCATCTATAGGAGCTTCAAATATACGATTTCTATTTTTCATTATTTTAAATTATAACCTAATTTAGTGAAAGTATCAAAACTTAACCATTTTGGTGCTCTACCTTTAGGACCTGGCTTTTGAGCTGGTTCTATTTTAAATGGATTTTTTGTTTTTGGTTTTTCCTTTTCTTTTTCTTTGGTTCTTTCGGGTGCTTTAGCAGGTGCAGCACTTCCACCTTCTTCTATTTCACCTTTAGGACCTGGCTTTTGAGCTGGTTCTATTTTAAATGGATTTTTTCTACTTGGTTTTTCTTTTTCCTTTTCCTTTTCTTTAGTTCTTTCTTTTTCTTTTGGAGCCGCTTCGCCAGCACCTTTAGGGCCTGGCTTTTGAGCTGGTTCTATTTTAAATGGATTTTTTCTACTTGGTTTTTGTTTTTCCTTTTCCTTTTCTTTGGTTCTTTCAGGCGCTTCTTTAGTTCTTGTTGAAGATTCAATTAAATCCATGAGTTCTTTTTTACTTATTGACTCAGGTATATACTTTTCAATTAACTTTGTCAAGCTCTCTTCTAATTTCTTTTCAGGTAATTTAGAAAAATCTGTTTTATCTGAAAATTCTTTAGCCCATTTACACCATTTCTTTTTTGTCTTTTCAGTTCTTGAGTTGTTACATTTAGCCCAAAATAATTTTTGTTGGTTTTTAGATTCAAATTTTTCTGATAGTTCAGTTTCAAACATACCCATTCCGTCCGCACTTTTATCAGGGTCGTTAACAACTGTAACCGTATCATCTTCTTCATTCATTTCTTCTTCCATCGGGGTAACTTTTGTTGACCCACCTGTCGTGTCAATTTCCAAATTACCAATCATTGTCTTGCTATTTGGTTTTACTTGATATGTTTTTATATTTTTAGTAATTATTTGTGTATTTGGTGGTGTCGATTGCTCTACCAATCTATTATACAACAAATTTATCTGAGATTCTGATAAACCTCTTAATGTATTATAACTGAATCCGTCAGCTATTAATTTTTCTATTTTTGAACCTATGTTAGACATGTGTTAAATCTTTTTCTATTTTTAATACTATATCTCTTTCGTATAGTTTATCGATTACTTTTTCTTCTGTGTCACCAAAATGAAAAACTAATCGTGTTTGGCTTTCATCGTAATATTCGTTTTCTATATCTTCCCACGCTAACGCAATTACATTATCCACCGCATCATATATGGAAAAAAAGTCAGAGTTTTGAATGACGTTTAATTTTATTTTGTCACTTTTCAAAACACCGACTTTAGATATAAAATCAATGTGTGGAGGTTGGGGGTTTCCCCCTGCTGGAGATGAATCCCAACCTTCACCATCTATTTTTTCTTCTGTTGAGAATATAAACTCATAAAGATTATCACCTTTAAAGTTTGGCCCCAACTCATTTACAAAAACTAACTTGTTCATAGAATTTCACCTCTTGGAGAAACTTTGATTTGTTTTCCTTCGTTTTCAAAAACTAAGTTTTTTAAATTAGTTTTACCTACAAACTTAGCGTTTTCATTTTCACTTAATATAAATTCTGCGGTTAATTCTTGCTCTATTGTTTCGGAAAGTTTTTTTATTTCATCAATAACACCAACTTTATTGATTTTTCTTTTGATAAAAGTTGAAACTTGTTTTTTATTATTTTGTTTTTTTTCATTTTCTGTTATGACAAAATACTTTGATAAAAGTTTATCAACTTTTGATTCAAACATTCCATTCATCATATTATACGCTCCATTGCTAGTTTCTGCAACTTCAGGTTGTACAGACACTTCATCAGAACCATCAGAACCTAAATCTAATGGTACTTCATCGGATGATGGTTTCATCGCTGGCTCACCAGTATCACCCATACCCATATCTTCTTCAGTTCCTTCAATTTTTCCAACAATTTCTTCAATATCAGTATCTTCTAATACTGACAAATCCAATGCGGATAATACAGAATTTAAAACATATTTAACATCTTCAGGTGTCATTTCATTCTCATCACCAAAAGTTCTTAATTTTTGTCCTAATTTACCCGTTAACTTTTGAATTGTTTTAAATGTTACTTCTTCTCCTTCGTCACCACCCATGTCTCCGCTTGGTTCGCCACCCATGTCATCCATTGGTTCACTGCCCATATCTGCACTCATGTCATCCATTGGTTCGCTACTCATGTCTCCACCCATATCATCCACAGGAAGTGGTGGAACATCTGTTCCCGTATCACCCATAGGTGCGGATGCAGGTTCTGATGGTGCTGCTGGAGGTGTTGGTAATTCAGGTGCTGGTTCTGATGGTGCTGCAGGTGCCTGTTGTTTTGGTGTTTTTAATACAAACTTTTTTTCTTCACCAAACAATTCAGTACCCTGAATATTTTCATTAACTCTATTTAATTCACCAGCTAAAAGATTTAATTTCTTTAACGCTTGTGAGTATGACTTCAAATATTTTCTATTAGCCATTGGTTCTACATAATCCAAAGAAGATTCTGTCAAACCTCTTTTAAGAATGTAACCATTTTTTTCATTAACAATTCCATAAACATATCCATCAGCCAATGTTCTTGTGTATGAAGTTGTTTCATTAATATTTATTTCTTCTTTAGGAGCTTCACCGTATCTTGCAATTTCCATGATACGTGCAATTTTTTCCATTCCTTGAAGTTTTTCGCTACCTATTGGTTTTAAATCTGCCATTTTTATATTGTTTAATTTTTATTTTTATGAGTTTAGTCCATTAAATCCTCCCAATGTAATTGCTCCAGGTTGTGGTGCCAATCCCCTTTGGTTTCCCATCCAAATTGGATTATTTGTGTCAAACGTAACAATATCTCCAACAGTATCGCCTGTACCAGGTACATATCCAACTATAGGCATGTTATAAATACTTACATCTGCTTTAGTAGGAAAATTAGAAGGTGTTGGTGTTACTGTAGGAGTAACGGTTGATGTTACGGTTGGTGTAACGGTTTTTGTTGGCGTTATTGTTGGTGTAACTGATGGTGTTACGGTTTTTGTTGGCGTGATTGATGGTGTTGGCGTATTCGTTGCTGTTACAGACGGTGTTGGCGTAACTGTTGGTGTTTGGGTTGGGGTAGGTGTAGGTGTTTCGGTTGCCATTTATTTTTTCTTTATAAATATACTATTTACTTAAAATATTCTATTTTCTTTAAGCGATAGTTGTTTATCTATGATTTTATCTTCGGCTTCTTTAAATTTACCGATATAACCATTTCTTCTTAAAACTTTAAAAACTAAATTTTCGTAGGAATATTCGCCACCTTTTTTAAGGCCACATTCCCTATAATTTTTTAATTTTTTACCATATTTTTTGAATAATTCTGACGAGGTTTCAATATCTTCATTACTCGCAGCGTCAATAACACCATCAATAATTTCCATCCATTGTTCAGATTTTTCTTTAACTTTATTCAAATCAATTTTTGGATTTTCTCTTTTAGGTGCAATTACCCAATCATTATCTAAAACAGAATAAATCCCCGCAGAAAAACGAGGACCGCCACTACTGTCTTCAATATACACCTCAACATCGTACCCTTTAATTTTTATATCGTGTTTTAAATTAAAAGCTTTTTTCTTTAATTTAAATAACTCTTCATAAAGTTCAGAATCTTTACCGTAATTTGATAGTGATGTTATTATATGTAAATCAACGTCTGAATATTCAGACCAATTGTAATTCGCCAAAGAACCAGTCATTCTAATGTCTTCAATAAAAACATCAACTTTAACGTAGTCAATAAAAAGTTCGGCAATTTTTAATAATCTTTCTCTTATTTCAGGTTTTAGTTTCAACGACGAAGCCTCAACCTCGTTCATAGGTTTGTCAGTTGGATTGCTCCAAATTTCAGATGATAACACATCTTTTACTTCAAAACTTTTTATTATTGTTTCGACATTCTTCACAATAATAAATACAACAAACAATTACAATTTTTTAAAATCGAATTTTTTGTTGATTTGTGAAGAAAAATATTTTCCTTGTGATTCTGCAAGTCTGAACTGAACATACATTTCATGTGGTACATCTTTGTATTCATACTCTTGACCTGTATTAAATTTTACCGTCATTGTTTTAGTTGCAGTATCATATCTACTTTCTGTAATGTTCGATGATTTAACAATATTATATATTACAGTTCCTTTGATTTCTTCTCTTAAAATAGCCATAATAATAAATACGAAAAAACCCCCACATTGTGTAGGGGTTTTACTTTAAGACTTCATTTTATTTATTTTGTCTCGGAGCTTTATTGCTGACTCAAAGTCTTGTTTTGAAATTGCTTCGTCAAGTTTTCCTTGTAGTTCCAAAAGTTCATTTTGGTTTGATTCAAATTTTCTAATCTTATCTCTCAACTCAACCGCTTTTTCAAATTCTTGTTTTTCAACACATAATTCTAATTCTTGTTTTAATTTAGAAATTGTGTCGTCAGTTTTTTTACCTTTTTGTTTATGACTTCCATTGGTTAATGTTGTAATAACATGATACCTAAATGAACCGTCGGGTGTTGAATAGGTAGTTTTGGTCCATTCACCATTTTCATCACTACCTTTTTCTTCTTTTAATTTTGGGTGTTCATCATAATTAATGTCGAATCTGTTCATACCTTCCATCATTTCATCAAACTCTTTCATTAATTGTTTAATCGATTTTCCGTAATTTTTTCCAAATAAGTCAAACATACTTTTTTATTAAATTTAAAATGTTTATTTTTTTCACAAATATACAAAAGTGTGCCAATTAAACAATACTGACTTTTTGTCATATTTACGTGACAATTTGACACATTTGATATTTTGGAAATAAATTTTATATTTGAACCATATGATAGACGCTGAAGACCGTAATGAAAAAATGGGTGATAAGAAAAACCCAAAGGCAGATTCAAAATCAAACACTCCCGTATTGGACAACTTTTCTCGTGACCTTATTAAATTGGCTCAAGAAGGAAAGTTAGACCCTGTTATTGGTAGAGAGAATGAAATTATCAGACTTGCTCAGATTCTTTCAAGAAGAAAGAAAAATAACCCAATATTGGTTGGTGAACCAGGTTGTGGTAAAACTGCAGTTGTTGAAGGACTTGCGATGAAAATATTTGAAGGTGATTGTCCACAAAATCTTTTGGATAAAAGAATTGTAAGTTTGGATATGACATCAATCGTTGCTGGTACAAAGTATCGTGGTCAGTTTGAAGAACGAATGAAAGTTATTACTGACGAGTTGCGTGAAGCCCATGATGTGATTATCTTTATTGATGAAATTCACACAATCATCGGAGCGGGTAATTCTTCAGGTTCTTTGGACGCGTCTAACATATTCAAGCCCGCTCTTGCTCGTGGAGAACTCCAATGTATCGGTGCAACTACTTTGGATGAATATCGTGAACACATTGAAAAGGATGGTGCTTTAGAAAGAAGATTTCAGAAAGTACTTGTAGAACCTACATCAATTACTGACACGATTAAGATTCTTGAGAAAGCGAAAGAAAACTACGAAAAACACCACAAAGTACATTTCAGTGATGAAGCAATTAAGGCTTGTGTTTATTTGGCGGATAGATACATCACAGACCGTGAGTTTCCTGACAAAGCCATTGACATCATGGATGAAGTTGGTGCTAGATGTCAAATTACAGTTAAAGTTCCCGAAATTATTGAGGAACTTAAAGAAGAAGCTAACAAAATTAAACAATTAAAAATTGATGTTGTTAGAAACCAAAGATTTGAAGAAGCAGCAGAATTACGTGACCGTGAAAGAAAGGTTTTAAAAAGACTTCAAGAAGAAAAAGAAAACTTCGAGAACAACAGAAGCAACAACCGAAAGGAAGTTGGTGATGACATGGTTTATGAAGTTGTTGCGGCAATGACCAAAATTCCCGTGACAAAACTTTCACAAAGTGAATCAGAGTCATTGTTACATTTAGAAGAAAACCTACAACAATCCGTTATCGGTCAAAACGAAGCAGTTGCAAAGATTTCAAGAGCAATCCGTAGAAACAGGGTTGGTATTAAAGAACCAAATAAACCTATAGGTTCATTTATCTTCTTGGGTTCTACAGGTATTGGTAAGACTCACTTGGCAAAACAATTGGCAAGAGAAATCTTTGGTGATTCAGAAGCTTTAATTAGGGTTGATATGTCCGAATATCAAGAAAAATTTACAATGACAAGATTGATTGGTTCACCTCCTGGTTATGTTGGACACAATGAAGGTGGACAATTAACTGAACAGGTAAAAAACAAACCTTATTCTGTTATCTTGTTTGATGAAATTGAAAAGGCACACAAGGACATATTCACCCTTCTTCTTCAAACTATGGACGAAGGATTCTTAACAGATAGTTTGGGTCGTAAAATCAACTTCAAAAACACTTTGATTATTATGACTTCAAATATCGGAGCAAGAAAAATTCAAGACTTCGGAACTGGTGTTGGTTTTGGTACAACAACAAGAATTGAAAAAGAGGTTGAAATGAAGAAGATGATGATTGAAGATGAGCTTCGCAAATTCTTTCCACCTGAATTTATTAACCGTGTTGATGACATTGTATTTTTCAATCCTTTGAAAGAAAATGAAATTTCACAGATTGTTAATATTGAATTGGGCAAACTTATCAAGAGATTAGAAGGTATGAAATACTTCATTAAGATTGATGAAAGTTTGGTTTCAAAAATCTCTGAAATTGGTTTTGATGAAAAGTTTGGAGCTCGACCAATCAAAAGGGCAATTCAATCTCAAATCGAAGATTTTATATCTGATGAAATCTTGAAGGGTAATGTTGTGATTGACAAACCATATACTTTGGGTTATCAAGATGACAAAGTGGTTTTCATTGAAGAAAAGATTGAGGAACCGAAACCTAAAAAGACAAGAAAGAAAAAGTCTGAGGTAGAATAAAAAAAGGGGTCGATTAAGACCCCTTTTTTATTTAACTAAATAACATCCATTGTTGGACTTTTGGAACATTTGAATACATATCGTATCCGAGAGACTCGATTATTTCTTTAACCATATCAATAGAGTTAAACAAATCTTCGACAACAACGTATTCATTTGTTGTGTGGTACCTGTAATATCCACAAGATACGTTAATACAGGAAATATTAAACCTTGCAGTAACCTGTGATACATCGGTATAAGGGTGTTGCATCAATCTACGGTTTTGACCAATATACTTTTCAAGTAACGGTTCAACCTTATCAAAGAAATCAGAATCCCTATCAAACAATTTTACACCCCAACAGTATTCGGTAATCATGTAGTTTTCAGGAGCGTCAAACTGAATACCGTAACCCACATTACTGAAAAATTCAGGGTCGGCTTTTCTTGAGCCGTGACAACCAGTTTCTTCAGAAACAAATAACGCAACTTTTAAAACAGGTAGTTGTTCCAACAAGTCCAAACAAGCGTACACACCACACTTATCGTCACCACCAATACCAACAGGCACTCCTGTTTCTTTGTGATATGCTTTAAGTGATAATTTGTCTTCACCTGAATAGTTTGGTAACATTTCTTCTCTAACCACCATTTCGGTAATTGAGTGTACCGTATCTGTGTGAGCAATCACACAAGGGTAATAATCAGCAACACCTTTGGTTACGTAGATATTACCGTTTTCTTGTACTTTGTAGTCATATCCCTTTGTACTTAAGTAATTTACCAAATACTCAATCATGAGTTCTTCTTGATAAGTTTTGGTTGGTATGGATAATACCTCTTTTAAATGTTCTATCTTTTGCGGTGTCATATACATGCAAAGATACAAAAAAATTATATAATATCAAAAAGTTTGTAATTTTTCAACAAAGTTTCCAGTTGTTCTAAACTAACAAGTAATCTTTTTCTTTTGTAACCCTTAGTAATCTCGATTAATACTTCGTTTTGTGGTTCAACACCAACTATCTCAAAATAAGTGTCAGGTTGTGTCGGTATATTTTTCCTAACGTTGAATCCGAAATTTTTAACAATGTAATCAACAATTTTAGAATACTCATCAATATCATCAAATAACCCGTCTTCATTATCCATAATACTATCGTATAGTTTTTCTATTTCGTTTCTAATATCACTATTGAGCTCTGATGATAAAGTATCCTCATCACGATACTCATAAGAATTTTCTATAACATCAGGAAGACTTAAAGTTGTAATTGACATGGCAATCGTCTTTTCTATTGAGTTTTTTGGGTCCGAATTTTCTTCATAAAGTTTTAACATGTCTTCAACACTGATAGAATAACTTTTAAAACACTTAATCATCTTAATACCCAAAGGTCCCAAACAATCACAAAATTCGTCTTTAATAGCCTGTTCCAATCCTACTTCATAAGCTCTATCAGATGCCATTGAATAAGAACTAATCATATCATCTTTGAATCTATCATAAGTTCCAAGAATTTGGGCCATTTCTTTATAAACTTCCCAATTTCTGCGTTCTTCTGTTTCAAGAAAATCAAAACTAGGTCTTAATATTTTTACAATCTTTTTTAATTTTCCCAAATTTTCATCATCCAAATAACCAAACATATAACCCTCATCAAATTCTTCTTTCGCGGTATAAGAATCGGTCCACTCTCTTGATGAATACCCATAAGAGTATGATGTAATAGCAATCATTTCAGATATTGTATAATCGTATAGTTCGTATTTGAATAACTTGAAGTATTCTTCATTGTCTTCGAACATCATGAATAATGTTCCGTTTTCAATTTCAAAATTGGTGTTAGGTAAAAAAACCTCATCTTCTTTTATTTTACCTTCTTGGTACTTTTTAAGTATTTGGTATTCGTTTGTTGAAATGTTTAATATATCATCCAAAATTAAATTAATACCTGGCATTTTTTCGAACATAATATCGAAAGTAGACCTAGCATCCTGTTGGTCCCAAACTTCAGTACTTTCTTTTTTGTTGTTTGGTATTCTTAATGCAAACTTACCATATTTTCTGTCATTACTTTTTTTATTAATAACATAAACAAATTTTGAACTTCTAGTATAATCTTCAAAATGTCTATCCGTATCTCTTGATGATACACACCATTTTGTACCCGCACCATACACACATGATGCTGTGTAACTCAAAGGTTGGACAATTAGGTAATTAGCATCTTCGTATAATTTTTTGGATTCTTTTTTGGCTTTTTTAATTTCGTCTTTAGCGAATGTATATTCTTTGATATGTTTATAATATTCTCGAAGTGCATTTATACTATCATAAGAATTAATATCTTTTGGTGCTTTTAATATTTTGTCGTACACCAATGCAAAATTTTGTAAGTCACCATTTTTTAATCTATTTTGAAAATCTGTCTCAATACCCTTATTAGTCCTTTTTTCAATCAACTCCATGTATGTAGATATATCAAACATGGTATCATCTAATGAATACGGATTCAATCCAGGATTTAATTCTATTTGTCTAAATAGCCAAGGGATGTATTTTTTGGTTGGGCTCAAATCTCGGTCCCAAATCAAACGAAACAATTCGTCTTTGTTTTCTTCAGTTGTCCTTGTCGGCCAATTAATATTCAAACTTTTGAATTTGGTTAATAAATCAGAGCGTCGGTCTTCAACCAATAACATTGACATTACTTCATTAATAACATTTTCTGACATCATAAATAAATACTTTGATTTGTTTGTTTGAGAATATATTTATATCTTTGTAAACAAGTTCTTTGAAAATATGGGGGTGAAATAGAATCGATTGGCGTGATTAATGAATGGACGCACGTATGAGCTGAATTAACTCATTAAAAACTGATTTAAACAATTAAACGGCAACGTTTTGAACAAAATGGCTGCTTGCGGTTTAATCCGTGAGGAAGCTGCTGTTGTAGCCTAATCGGCACAACACACTCAGGTCGGGAGACATATAACCTAGGAACAGAAGTCTTTTAAGATGTGGTTTCTATCTCAAAAGGAACAAAAGGGTGTAGTTCACCTTAAGGACTACCACCGTCGCTGAGCGGTGTGAAAACTCAGATATTTTGGAACATTAGAAAATGTTAACCTAAACGTGTAGGGTCTATTTTTTAGGGCGAACAAGACCGCAGGGCAGTACTGCGCATCTCCACTTAATTCTACAAAAGTGGTCTATATTGACCACTTTTTTTTTGTAAATATAAAAAATTGTCGTACCTTTGTATTGTTAATCACCAACATTATGAAAAACATCATCAATACCACCGACATCAAAACCGTAAACTTCATAGGAGGTCGCAAAGGCCAGTTCCGTGTAATCGTAAAATCCAGAGGGGGTTTCATGATTACCGTAGATTCACGATATAATCAAGACGAATATTACAGTAAAAACCCAGCATCAATCTTGTCAGAATACCAGAAAGGTGCAATCCAAACCATTCAGTTCAAAGCAGAAGGTACCGACCATTGGTTAACCGTATTTGCTCGTTCAGGTAAAAAGGTATTTTTCATCGATGAAGATATGTTGAGAAATGTAACTGTCGGAGTTATCAACAGTTTCTTCTTGAATACCAACTTGTATAACCAAAATCAATATCAAGCGGTTAATGCAAAAACTTGGGCCTGCATGGCATACGTAATGAACGAACCTGAATTGGTGATGGCGTAAGATAAATAACACAAAATCACTCCACTTAAAAAGTGGGGTTTTTTTGTGCAATAAATTTTTTTAATTCAGAAATTATCCGTAACTTTGTATTGTTAATCACCACCACTATGAACACCATCACTAAACACAACACCAAAGTAAGAAACTATCAGGGTCAGAACTCTTTCATCACAAAAATGAAAGAAGTAGTAAACAAATGGGGTGGCTTGACCGAAAGACAAGCCATGGCAGTAGAAAAAGCTTTCGCAGAACCCGCCAAAAAAGTGGAATTAGAATTCCTCCCTGAGCGTATCAAAACTATCGTACAGTACAAAGGTGAGAATACTTTTGTAATGGATATCAAAGCAAAGTTCGAAAAATGGGGAACTTTGACCGACGCTCAAATCAACGCAGCAAACAAGGCGATTGTTCGTGAAGAAGAAGCAAAACAACGTATGGATGTGAACATCGACGTGATTGGTGAAACCATCGTGGTTGGTCGTAACACAGGTGAAACCTTGAAAAAACAAAAGGGTTTACAGTTCAACCCAATGTTGTTGGATATCACTGAGGTTGTTACCTTAACTGCAAAAGCGGTAAAGTTCAAAGGTAAATTGACCACCAAAAACTGTGGTGTGTGTAAGTCTTGTGGTCGCACCTTGACCGATGAGTTCTCTCGTTTGACAGGATACGGTAAGACATGTGCAAAACACATGGGTGTTGAATACATCAAGGACAAATCTGAAGTTGAGCGTTTCAACAAAGATGTTCTTGCAAAGATTGAGGAAATCGGTGAGATGGAGTTTTGGGTTCCTCGTCGTCAAATCAAAGTATGGAATGGTGATTCTGCAATCTTATTGAAATTCTAATATGCAGACATTCCTTCCGTATCCCGACTTTAAAGAGAGTTTCCGAGCCTTAGATAATAAAAGGCTCGGAAAACAAAGGGTTGAAACATTTCAAATTATTAATGCAATCTTGGGGCGACCTCGTAAGGATGGTCGTCCCTACAAAGGATGGATAAACCATCCATGTTCTGTTATGTGGAAAGACCACGTACCAGCTCTTCAGATGTATTATAATGAATGTATTGATGTTTGGGTTGAACGTGGGTTTAAAAACACAATGCAAAGGGAAGAATACGTTGGTGATATTGTTCTACCCGATTGGATTGGTTACGAAGAATTCCACTCATCCCACAGAGCTAATCTATTAAGAAAAGATTTTGACTTCTATTCAAAATTCGGATGGACCGAAAATCCCGAAGACCCTTACATTTGGCACGATGAAAAAAAACTATGGTATAAACAAATGGTTGGTACCAATGAAAGAGTTTATATTTGATTATTACTTTGATAATACTTATGTTTAGAACAATTATATGGAAACAGTACTTGTATTAAATTACGACTATACACCTTTGAACGTAACTTCTTTACGTAGGGGATTTGTATTGGTTGATAAGGGTAAGGCTGAAGTTCTTAGGGAATATGAAAACCCTATCATGACCACAGTTGGAAATTTTATTAGACCTTTGATTATACGTCTTCTGAAGTACATTAAATTTAGAAGAAAAAGAGATATCAAGATATCAAGAGCAAGAATTTATCAAAGAGATAAATACGTTTGTGTATATTGTGGTGGTAATAAAAAACTTACAATAGACCACGTAATTCCTAAATCAAGGGGAGGTGAAAACTCATGGGAAAACATGGTTACTTGTTGTTTTGATTGTAATTCAAGGAAGGGAAATAAAACACCAAAAGAAGCAAACATGACTTTAAGGGTAAAACCTTATGAACCATCAGTCTTTTCTGAGTTGGTGGCAGGTCGTGCTTCAAAAATTTGGGAAGATTTTCAGCTTGAAATGTTTGGATAATTTAAATTCTTTCGTATATTTGTAAAAGAATTGTTATTTGAATTGCTCGGGTGGCGGAACAGGTAGACGCGCTGGACTTAAAATCCAGTTGTCCGAAACGACAGTACGGGTTCGATTCCCGTCCCGAGTACTAATAAAAAAAGGTGTCTCTCGACACCTTTTTTTTAGATTTAGGACCCCTCCTCTCTTGTTTTAGAGTTTATTGTTCTGTAATAGGGACCGATAACATTGTTTTGATTTGTTCTTTCTTTGAATCCATCTTAGCATTGATTTTTTCAATTTCAGGACAAATTTTTTCTCTCATTGTTTCTTCTAGGTCCTTTTGAACACCCGAATCATTTGTAGCTTGAACAATTAAATCTTTAAATTTTTCACCAACAGGACCTCCAAGTTTTTTATCAATACCTGAAGATAATACTTTGTTTTCAAAATCAGACATAACTGCATCAGTCATTAATTCGGCTAAGTACCTACAAGTGAACAATTTTTCAAAATCTTCATTTGTGGTTTCCATAATTTTATTGGTTATTGCTTCTCTAATCCATTCTTTTTCATTAGAAAAATCCATTTTATCGGATAACCAATTTGCGTAGGTTGTTTTTAAACCTGTGTAAAAACTTTCATCAAAATCACCAAATAGAGTTCTTAATACTTTAATCAAAGATTCGTTTATTACTTTTTTGTTAAAGTTTCTATCTTCTAACAAATTAACTCTATAAATTATATTTTCAATAAGTTCTGTTTTTGTATCACATGAACTTAGTGTTAAAAACTGAGCTTCAGATATTCTACTTTCAACCAATAAAGAAGATTTGTTTTCAACCAATGTTTCATGTATTCTTTTTCTAAGTGTCATACTAATAAATATTTTAATCTTTTGAATTATTCAACATATGGGTTATATTAAACACCGCCTTCTATGTTTGCTATATCATCGTTGCTCGGAATATTACTTGATTTTTTTTCTTTTTTTGGTTTAGTTCTCTTAAAAGTATTATTTTTAAATTCGTAATAATACTTCTTATCATTTCTATCAATAATATAAAATAAATCACCTTCAACATTCGCTTTATTTACATATCCACCTAACTTATTCGATTTTAAATATTCTTTAAAACCATCTATATTATTTGTGAATTTTTTAAATTCATAAGGATAGAACTTATAATTTTCGTATTTGTAGTACAAATCTTTAGTACCATCATTTACATAATAAACACCTTTGTCTGCATCTTGTTCAGCAGTACTGTAATATGGTCTCAGTCTTCTTTCTGAGTTTACAAATTTTTGGAATCCATCTAAACTATCCTCATATTTTCCTGTTGATTGTTTTTGTGAAGAAATATAAAAAGGACTTGTTGCATCATCATCTTCTTTTCTAAGTTTTAATTTTAATATTGGATGTGTACTAACACAACTTTGTATTTGTTTTTTAAATGGTGCCAATGTTTCCTCTGTTAAATCAGCACTGCCTTGACCGTTTCTATAAAGATTTGATTGTGTAACATAAAAATCAATTAAAAGTGTACAATTTTCTTCTGTTGGTGTTTCGTAATCTTTAAACCTAGACATACGTTGCTCAAACTTCTGAATCACCATTGGTTTTTCTTGAACTTTTGTCTGAGTTGGTGTTTGTACTGCACAGAATGTAGGATATAGGTGACATGATAATTCTTTATCTATTTCACCTGTTGGTAGTAATCCTTTACTTGCTTGATATTGTTTTAAAAATGTTTGAAAATTAACATCAAAATTTACTGACTTATCTTTGTCATATTGTATTGCGTTTTTAATTCTTGCAACCGCATTAGCCTGTTCACCCATTTTAAGTGGATTTGATAAACCACGAGCTATTTGACTTATACTAACATCTCTTAAATTTGCCGATGATATTTGTGGTTGTGTACTACCTTGTTGTGTAGTAAAATCTAAAAGTCCGTTTTTAACTTTTATTTTTTGGGAACCTTGTTCCAGTAATATTGCCAAACCTTTTGTCATTTTGATTATTGTAAATATTTGTTAATATCTGTTTGATTGTTTTTTAATATATTTGCCACATCGTCACTCACTTGTACTTCGACAATCTGATTTTTATATTCAGGTACACTCATAACACCACAATAAAACGCAACTATCAAGTTTGTACGGAATTGGTTTAATGCCCCTTCAAATTCAGGTATCGTAGCGTCATTTGCAGATATAATTCTAATTTTATTACCCGTTTTTGTTATGAATCTAAATAGTTGACCATAGTCAGGTACGAAGTATTTACTAATCGATTCTTTTCTACTACTAGTATAGCTTTTATTACCAACTGATTCAGCGAATTTAGCATTTGTTTGTGCGTCTCTAACTCCATAATTTGCGTCAGTATTTAGAATGTTTTTACCATTGTACCATCCTGGTTGGTTAGTATTCATTGTTTCTTGAAATAAGGTCATAAACCAATCCTTTTTGTTTGTTTGTTCTGTCAACAATTTTGCCAAACCAACTTTATTAATAATAGAGTCCCCAATTGGTACAAATGGTGGAGGTGTTGGTGTTGGTTTAGGTGTTTCCCCACCTTGTTGTTTTCTAGGTACCTCAACTGGTTTTGGAGTATAATCTTTTGGTGCAAAATCTCCCTTAGTTAAAATATTTGGGTCCGCAAAATCTAATTGTCCTCTAAATCCTTCACATGGAAATTTACTATTAACATACTCTACAATATTATCTGTTAAAAATAAATCATCGAATTTTATTTTTTTTCTTGTTTGAGTTTCTAAATAACTAACAATTATTTTTTTTAACTCACTTTTTAATTGGTCTTTAGTACCTACTTTTGCCGCGCAAGTTTCTCCCCAATCCGAAAAATCATTTAAAGATATACCTTTATACCTTGCACCGTCTTTACTTGGTTTCATTACCCAAGTAGAGGGTAGTATTAAAGTTTCTACTTTAGATTTTGTAGTTTCTAATTCTTGTTCATCTATTTTAGGTATTTGAAATTTAATCTCTCCAGATTTTAATTTATTTAAGAAATTTTTATCAATTTTTAAATCAGGTTGCACAATACTAAGTATTTGTGCTGGTAATAAAACAGTCAAAACCATACCTTCACCTGAAGGTGCGTTTGTCATGTTTATATAGGTGTTCTCATTTAGTTCGTTTTTTTCTTTAGTGAAATAATACGTAAGTTGGTCAAAATAATAATCATGTGGGTTTTTTCCTTTTGATTCAGGTAATTTTTTAAACTCTTCAACAACTTTCATTAAAGAAATACCATCGGGTACTAAACCATATATTCTCATTTTAATTGCATTTGATAAAGAACTACTAAATTTTGGTATTTCTGTATCTGTTGGTTGTTTAAATGATGGTATTAGTAATTGATTTGCAATGTCTTTTGCTTCTTCATCTGTTATTGCAATATATGATGACCAAGGAATTGTATCATATTTAGTTTGTAATGTGGCTAATGTCACTGTTTCGTCAAATATATTTCTAACTAACGGGCCATCCACAGTTTCATCTTTAAAACCCCTTAAAAATTCATCAATTTGTTTTTGTAAATTTTCATAAACTTTTTGTGCCGACTCAGCACCTGACTGAATTGAAAGTCCCGCAATCCAAGGAAGCCAAATGGGTGCAGTACTTAAACCAATTACACCTGCAGTGCCTATTCCAACTATCCATTGTCCAGGTTTAGGTAATTTGGTATACCATTCAAATGGATTCTTTGATACTGTAATACTGCGATTTTTTCCGAGATAAAGTTTTTTTGTTGTTGGTAGTTTCCAAACACCTTCCCCTTTTTGTAATAACCCTCTTTGAAATGCCGCGTTAACCCAATTTTGCTTAACATATGGGTCTTTTAACGCTTCACCTAAACCTGACCAATCAGACTTTGTAACGCCAGGTTGATAAATATCGATATCATATTTTTCAGCGTATTTACCATCTTCAAAAACATTTATCCAATCTCTAAAAATTTGTTCATCCGAAATGTCTGCAAAATATTTCGTTACTGTTTTTGTTGTTTTTGCGTTTACCCAACTTATATTTTCAGGCATTTTACCTCTCGCTTTGAAAGATATGTAATCAGGGCTTTCTTTAGTCCATCCTTTACCTGTTCGAATCGCAGCTAATAATTCTTTTATTTCTTCTTTATCTAAATCTGAAACGTCTGTTCTTTCCATCCATGCCATTACATCATCGGCTGCCTTTGAAGAATTCTCAACTAAATATAATAACGCACTATGTGGTGATGAAAATATAAATTTTAATTTTCCTGTATAACTTAACAAATCTTCCCAATCATTTTTTGTTGCTGACCTTAATTCAGACAGCCATTGAGTTGCACTTTTTGTATTATCTTTTATTGCTGCAAGATTAGATAACTCTGTTAATCTTTCAGTATTACTTACAATTTTAGCTATTAAATCATCGGCAATACTTGAGAAGTTTGAAAAAATTCTATTTAAATTAAATCCTTCATTAATAGGTTGTTTGACACCCATAATTGATGCGATTTTAATAATTTCCTCATTTAATTTTTTTTTCATAATATATAAATATCTTTATTCTGGTGTTGTATCATTATAATTACCTTTAAATAATTTTCTTTCATCATCAGGTAAATTTTTTATTGTTCTTGATGTGGGTTGTACATTTCCATCGTCTGTTGTATCACTAAAAGAGTCTTTCTTTTTATAGATTTCGTCTAAACTTTTAAATGTTTTTTCTCTTTGTTCCAATTCAATCTCTTTTCCTTCCGAGACTTCTACCGCCTTTGCAGAACCCAAATAGATTGACAATCTAATGAACACATCAAAAACTCTTTCAATTGATGAAAGTAATTTTGGCATTGACATTCTTAGGCCCGTAACAACATTTGGTCCTAACCCTAATTCTGCAGCATTTTTATATATCCATTCGACCTTAAACGCAAAATTTTTCAATGCATTAGAAGCGTCTTTTTTTAACCCTTCTTTACCTAATTCAATAATCGCCTTAACCTCATCTGACGTTAATTTTATTGTTCCTTCTCCTTCTATCCAAGATGCCATTTTATATAAAAAACTTGGTGATGTTAAAACATCGACAGAATTTTTACCTACCGATTGTATAACACCCTTTCCTACTGTTCCTATAAATGGTAAAAATCCTAAAACTAATTGTATATCACCCATTAATTTTTCACCTTGTTCGTAATAGTTTCTTGCGTTTTCAATTTCAATAGATGCAGACATCAATGGACCTAAAGGTCCTGATGTCCAAGCCATTGCGGACAAAACGTCACAAGCGATATTCCCTTTAAATTGTCCTCCGATTAAAAAAACATCGGCAGGAATTCTTTCTTTTGCCCATTCACTCTGTTGTCTTTCAGGACCACACATTTCTTTAGATAAATTTTTCATGGACTTAATCCATGCCCCGCCAGCGGGAGAGTCAATAATTTTGCCCGTCCATTTTATTGCTTGCTTTCCTAATTTTTCACTTGTTTTTACAACTGGTTTTACAATAGATTTTACACCTTTTACAATTATTTCGTATAAATTTTCTAAACCTTTTATAAGAATATTAAGACCTTTTATTATTTTACTGTTTTTTATTTTTCCAAGTAATTTTTGAACCCAATTAATTGTGGTATTTATTGTTTTTTTAATTGTATCTAAAATTGCAGTCGCTTGTTTTCTCAACGAAATTGGTACTTTTTCATACATTTTCCAAAATGCTTCCGATAACTCAGTACCACCATTAAAAATTTTTGACCAAGGAATTGATTTTAATCCTAATTTTATTGGAGAACCAATTATAGGTATTATTGCGATGACACTTAACGAAAATTCTACCAATAACGCATTACCCTTAGTTTCATCATTCTCGTAATACGAAGACATTGCCCTTATTAAATACCCAATAGCATTTCCGATATCAACCGCATCACCAATAACAGGGACCAAACCAACCCAATCCAAAAAATGTTGGAAGTCATCGACAGTTATTTTTCTTAATGTGTCAACAAATTCTTTTCTTGCGATTGAAGCGTTTTCCATACCTCTCATTAAATCGGAAGCAGTCATTTTTGCTCTTGGAACTCCTGTGTTTGCGGGATTGTCAGGTTGAAATGGCATCAAATGGTCAGGTTTTTGTTCTAAAACTAAAATATTCTCACTTAAACTTAATGAATTATTGTAATTCATTCTGAGTAAAATTTCATTTATTATTTCTATTGGATTTTCTTTTTTCATTATAGTAATGTATTTGACTTACCTCGAGTTAATCCCGATTCCCATTTAGACTGACCAATTTGATTTCCTTTACCACGTGTAACACCTGAATCCCATTTTGATTTTGGGTCTATTGTATTTCCTTTCCCTCTTTTCACACCACTATCCCATTTTGTTACTGTTGGATAAGCTCCACCACCTCCACTTGATTCTCCACCACCTGAAGAAGTTGATGCTGCAGGTGCTGCTGCAGGAGCTGCTGCAGCCTCTTCATCTTCAGAAAGATTCATCATTTTTTTAATTCTTTTAATCTCTTCGTTCAGCATTTAAAGATAAATACCTAAAGAAATTAAATTATTCGTATTCAGGTTTTGGTAATTTTTCAGGATATACTACGTAATACTCATTTAAAAACGATTTTAAATCTTCTTCGTCAATATAATCAAAAAAATCATCATTAGGGTCATCACCCTCATCCTCAAATAAAAAGTCAGTTAATGGTGACAAGTATTCAAAACCAAATTCTTCAAAATAAGAATTTTCAATAACATCAGTTCTAATCATGTCTTCTTCGTCATTAACCATTCTAAAAACAACTTCAGTTATTCTCTCACTTTGGTTGTATGATACAATTTCAATTATTTCCATTTTTTAATTCAATAAAGTTTATTATCTTTGCATAACAAAATATCTCAATATTTAGCAAAAGACCATTTATTATTTGAATTATGTTATTTAAAAAACAAAAATCCACAGTTGACGTTAAAGTTTTTAGAAAAGCTTGTGTTGTAATTGACTCTTGTACAACGTATACTCAACTAAAAAGAGCAATGAATTACGTTGATTTGTATTACAAAATGTATAAAGATTCTAAAACTTATATGCATTTACAAAATTTGGTTTCACAAAAAATGGTTGACGTAAAATTGTTTTAACAAAAAACCCACCTTTGTGGTGGGTTTTGATATTAATTGAATTTTGAAAATCTTTTAAACCATTTTAAGGATTCCTGAATTGATTCCTTAACTTTTTCTACTTCTTCGGGGTCTTCCATTTCTCTAAACACACCGCTATTGTTGATAGGTCCTTCAGAATCAAATTCATAAGGTTCCCACTCCCCACCTAAATCTTCTTTTCCATCATAGGTGTTATTCATTGCAATTTCTAAGTCTCTTAACATTGCCCTTGCATCAGGGTCGTTATCGTGTTGTGAAACGTAGTCTAAAACATCCTGTTGTTTTTTTAAACCTGAACCATAATCTTCATCTTTATCACCAGGTTCAAATTGCTCAGGTCCACCTGAATCAAAATCGTAAGCACTGAAATCAATATCAGAATAAGGTTCTTGTAATGACGCTGAAACTTCTTCAGCCATATAATCAAAACCTTGACTATACATTGGTTCAGGGTTTTTAACAGTATATCCACATTCGTTACATTCGCCTTCGTACATCATTCCACTACCACACTCTTCACACATTTCACCTTCGGCAACATAATCAAATTTATCTTGTAGTTTTGCTTCATCACCTTTACTTTCACGTAAGTTAAAATTTGAATAAGTCCTAACACCACCGTTAGCAGTTACTTGAACTCCTTTTTTATCGCCAGCTGGGTCGTATACTCCTATTCTGTTATCAGGTTGTTGTAGTTGTAATGTTTGATAACCATTATATGGTTGTTTGTGTTGGTCAAGAAGTGATTTCTTTTCCTCATCAGAAATGTTTAACATATATCTCATACAATATAAATATAGTTGAATTTCATAATTTATTTTTTTATCATTATTAAATGAATTTTGTTGTTGATATTGACTCGTATGCCGAAGGAGCGGTTTTGCTCAGTGGGTTTGAAGATTGTATTATTGGTATTGTTGAAGAATTTGGAAATGGTAGAAGAATGCTTTATAGTAAAGACATGATTTTGGACAAACTTCAAAGTCGAGATTCAATGACATCAGAAGAAGCTGAAGAATTTTATGATTACAATATTTTGGGTTTGCATGCTGGCGAACAAAACGCTGTATTCTTGGATTTGGAGGTTACACCTGAAAAAAAGGATGAAGAATATATCTACAAATTAAAATGAAAAGAAGTGAACTAACATATGGAACGGAAATAGGTTCACAACTTGTTAAAGTAGATTTAAATAAATTTGAATTATTCAAAGAAAAGAAATTAAATACTACAGACAAACACTACGCTCAAAGAATTGATGAGATTAAAAAAGAACTAATTGACCTTTTGGATGAAAAAAGATGGAATGATATTATTTGGATGACAATTAAATTCAAACCATATGAAACATTAAAAGTTCATTTATATGAAAAAGAAGATGGTGAATATATTACAACCATAATTGGCCCTAAAGAGTGGAATAAAAACTACGATTATATCGGGACATTTGTATTGTCATCAGAATCCAATACTTTTAGAAAGATTTGAATTTAACAAAATAATTAACTAACTTTGTATTATGAAATTGATTTTAGAAAAAGGACAAAATCTTTTTTTTACGAGTGATACACATTATTCGCACTCAAACATCTGTCGTGCCACGACAAGATGGACCGATGCTGATAGTGTGACTCGCGATTTCAAAAGTTTGGAACACATGAACGATACACTTGTTAACAACATTAATGAAGTTGTTGGACAAGATGATATTCTAATTCACTTGGGTGACTGGTCTTTTGGTGGTTTTGAAATGATTGAAGAATTCCGTAATAGAATTTTCTGTAAGAATGTTCACTTGGTTTTTGGAAACCACGACCATCACATTAGAAGAAACAAAGGTGATGTTCAAGAGTTATTTAGTTCAACTCAAGATTACTTACACTTGGATTTACGAATTCCAAAAGGTAAGGAAGTTGATAAGTTGACTTTGGTATGTATGCACTTTCCAATTGCGAGCTGGGATGGAATGAATGATGGAGTTCCCCACTTGCACGGACACGTTCACTTACCAAGACATCAAAGGATTGGACTGGGTAAAGTTATGGACGTTGGTGTTGACGGAAATGACTTATACCCAATTTCCATCCAAGAGATTAGAACGATAATGAAGGATAGACCAGTAAAAAGTTTATCACTTCCTAAAGACCACCATGAAAAAAGATTGATATAATGTTTTTTGTTGGTTTGATTATAGGTTTGTTGTGGGGAATTATATGGTGTTTTAAATACCATATATCCCCACTTCAAGAACAGAATGAAGAATTAACAATCGGAATACACGATTGTATAAAATCAGGTTTAATAGATAATAAGGAAGAATAATATGATACAATATTCAAGCGAAGGTAAAAACCTTTATTTAGTTCGTGGTATTCCTGGTTCAGGAAAATCTACATTTGCAAAACAACTCGGCGCGACTCATTTTGAAACTGACACTTATTTTATGGTTGATGGTGAATATAAATTCGACCCAACCAAGCTACGAGAAGCTCATAATTGGTGTCAAGGAGAAGTGGAACTTGCAATGATTATGAATCAAACAACAGGTGACCACTCAGATATTGTCGTTTCAAATACATTCACACAAGAATGGGAAATGGAACCATATTTTCTTTTGGCTAAAAGTTGGGGTTATCGTGTGTTCTGTTTGATAGTTGAAAATAGGCATGAAGGTAAAAACGAACATGGTGTTCCTGAAGAAAAACTTCAATTAATGCGAAATAGATTTGAAATTAAATTATAAAAACATATGAAAAGAATACTAACACTCTTACTCGTAATGTTGACCGCTTTTAGTGTCAACGCAAAATGTGACTGGACTGGTCATTGGATGAAAAAAGTCAATCAACAAGGAAATGTATTTACATTCCAAACAAATTTACACATGGATACCTGTACTAGTTATCTTTGGTTGGTCTATGATTATCAATTGAAAAGAACTGATACAATGCCAGATTTCAGAGGATTTACACAAATTCAATTCAATACTAAAGGTAAGTATAGAGTTGGTTTGAAGGCAATTGATAAGTGTAATAATTGCGACACCACATTCAAATATGAGGTTGATATTACAATTTTTGGTAAAGCGGATGTTACATATAGAATTGGAGTTCATAATTGCAAATCATACACTTTTGAACTTACAAATATGAATGATACTTGTACTGAATATTATTACACAATATACAAGAGTTTGTATTTTGATACTATGAGTAAAACTAAATGGGAAAAATTAACTGACTCAGCAATTTATTTCGGTTATGATTTCGATGATAAAGATTTAGTTTATTATAACATGGCTTCGCAAAGAATCGTACAACACAAATTTACGGACTCAGGTAGACACTTACTTGTTGGTTATTGGTATAACAAATGTACTGGTATTGATACATGGATTATGAGAAAAATGATTGTGTGTCCAACAGAACCAACATCAGGAATTACTAGGTTTAATAAATCAGAACCAAAATTAATCGGAGTTTACGATATGTTGGGTCGTCCTGTGTACAATATTAGAGAAAATGAAATTCTAATTTACTTGTATAGTGACGGAACAAGACGTAAAATTTATAAAACAAATAAATAAGGTATTTAATAATTAAACAATAAAATATGAAAAAACTATTATTCTCACTCGCTTTAATAGGTATGATTAGTTTTATGGGTTGTAAAAAAGAAACCATAACACCAAATCCTGAACCTATTGTAAATCTTATGGTCGATGAAGAACCAAATGCGGTGGTAGACTCAATGGGTGCTGTTGTATTTGACAATCCAATAACATCTGACGTAACACCATTAACAGACGCAACAATAATGGATTATCCTTTATTTTTGGATTATGACCCATTTACAATGGTTGTATCAAGAACAAACAAAATTGATTCTTGTGTAAAAGGTATTGAAACTACAAAGGCAGAAAAAGAACTGTTAACAAAGGCTCATTTAGCTAAAATAGAATGTCAAAAACAAAATAAGTTGACAATCGCAAGAATTCACAGAGAAATTGAATCTTGGGCTAAAACTCAAAAAGAGAATTACTACAAGAATTGGTACTTGGTTGAAAAGGGAAAATTAGATGATTCTTTGAAAAGAGGTTTATTAACACAAACACAATATAAAGAAAAGTTAACGTCTTTGGAAAAAACTTGGGCTGGCAAAATGTCTTACATTAATGGTCAGGTTAAAGAAAAAATAAAATTAAGTATTGAAAGAGCTGAGGCTTGTGGTAAAATCAAAGATTGTGAAAAAATATATCTACAAAAAGTTTTAGATATTCTTGGAAAGACTAGATATAAGAAGTGGATTGAGTGTCACAAATACAACTACAAAAGAAAATAAACAATAATCAAATAATTAAAAACCCCGAAAGTTGAATCTTCGGGGTTTTTTATTTAAATTTAAATTTATGAAAAAACTATTATTCATTTTAGCAGTTCTTCCAATCAGTTTGTTTTCACAATACATGAGTTTTCCAACCCACTACGACGCACAAGAAATATCAAAACACATCATTCACGGTGATTTGGGACATTATCTACTTGATACTGTAGAATATTCGGTAGAAAAGAAAAATGGTGACTTTAAAACCAAAAATTTACTTTCGAATAATGTTATAACTAACGTAAGTAAGATAATGTCAAAAGGTAATTGTGAGTTTACTAGTAAGACAAACGGTGGTTATATTTTTACAATTTCAGTTATAAGCAAAAAAGATGAAACCGTAATATTAAAAAAAGTAATTTTTTATGTTGATGTTTATGCACAAAAAATTAAATCTATCGAAATTGTAAAAGGGGAATAATATGAATTTTTTTAAAGGGGAATTGAAACTTTTGGGAATATACCTGTTGATATTATTTTTAATTATTCAGTTATCACTAATTAGTGGTAAATCAACGGAGCAACAAACAAAAATAAAACCGCAAGATACTTTGGTGCCAATAGTCGATGCGACTATCAATGTTCAAGATAATGTCGCACTATTTATCGGTGATTCACACACCGCAAACCAACAAAACGGTTGGCAAAAAGTTCTTTGTGATAAAACAGGTATGATTTGTAATAACGCATCGGTTGGTGGAAAAACAACATATTGGATGTTAGAAATGGGTGTATATAAACTCAATAACAAAATTGATTATTGTTTTATTTATGGTGGTGCAAACGATATGTATTCAAGTCACATCAGACCTGAAGATGCGTTAAAAAACATACAAGGTATTGCAAGAATGTGTAATAAACTAGGTATTAAATGTTATGTATTGACAGGTTTTGACCCAAGAAGATGTACTCGTACACAAAACCCAAATTATGTTCCACGATACGAAAAACTTCAACAACTTATATTAACAGAATATTTGGAAGGAGCAACACCAATAGATGTGAGAGTTGTTGATAGAAAAGATTGTTGGGATAATCTATGTCACATGTCACCCGCAGGACATAAAAAAATTGCGGAAAAAATTATTAAGGACTTAAAATTAAAAACAATCAAATAATTTTCGTATCTTTGTATTATGTTAAAAGAGTTAGATGAACTTTCAGTAAAAGGTTTGGTTACCAAACAGGTTCATAAGAACTTGCCTTTATCTATATGGAATTATTCACCAAAGGCACAATACGAAAGTGCTTGGGACCAATATCCATTATTACTTCAGACCAGAGGTTTAATAATTGATAATGATGGTAATGTCGCAGCTCGACCATTTAAAAAATTCTTTAACATAGAAGAAAATAGACACACACCAACTCAAGACTTTGAAGTCTTTGAAAAGATGGATGGTTCTTTGGGTATAATGTTCAAATACAAAGGAAATATGGTATGTGCAACTCGTGGTTCATTCAATTCAGACCAAGCGTCTTGGATGACTAAATTTGCAAATCAATATAACTACCAAGACATAATCGTTGAAGGTTTTACTTATTTGTTTGAAATAATCTATCCTGAAAACAGAATAGTTGTTGATTATAATAGTGAAGAAAGATTGGTATTATTAGGTATAATCAACACTGAAACTGGTGAAGAAGTACCACATGAAGATTTGTATGAAGGTTTCGATGTTGTCAAAAAATATGACGGAGTTCGGGATTATTCCGAATTGAGGGGTAAAGTTAAGCAAAACGCTGAAGGATTTGTTGTTCGTTTTTCAAACGGAGACCGAATGAAAATCAAAGGTGAGGAATACTTGCGTCTTCATAAGATAATGACCAACATATCAACCACTGGTGTTTGGGAACATTTATCTAATGGTGGTAACATCAACGAACTACTAAAAGATGTTCCTGATGAGTTCTATAACAAAGTTAAAGAATATGCCGACAGATTGAAATATGGATTTTATCAGGTTTCTGAACATTGCGGAAAATCTCATGATTATTTTCGTTATGGAAAATATGGTGATAGGGAATTTGAACCGACAAAGAAACAATTTGCCGAGCACGTTCTTGAACATTCACATCCACCTTACAGACCTGTTATGTTTGCAATGTGGGATGGAAAACCATACGAAAAGTTAATTTGGAATATCTTAAAACCTGAATGGAAAAAACTATGAAGACATTTAAAGAAATTGAACGCAAATTTTTATTGAAACGTTTTCCGAGATTAGAAAAGATTAACACTGTTTATCAGATAGAACAGTGGTATCACCATGATGGTTTTAGATATAGAAAACAAATTGAACTACCCACCCAAAAGGTTGTCTTCTTCAAAACAAAGAAGACAAACCTTTCAAAGGGTGTGAACCAAGAAGAAGAAACATCACTAACACACGAAGAATTTGACCAATTGGATTTATCGAACTCACTCTACATTAAAAAAACAAGGACGGTAATTAAGTACAAAGGTCACAAATTTGAGATTGACAAATACGACGGAATTAACATTATTATTTTGGAAATTGAGTTGAAAGATTTAGAAGAAAAGATTATTATTCCAAAGTACATTGATAAGGAAATATTATACGAAGTAACAGGAATAAAAGAATTTAGCAACAAAAAATTAGCAGAATGACAAACGAAGATTGGATAGAAGAATTATTTCACGACGCATATAAACTCGGAATATTCAAAAAGATGCATCCAAAAATTGACGAACTACAACAATTACACCCCGATTTAAAATATGTCGAATTGGTAGAATTGGCTTTCATGGAACTTAGGAGAAAACATGAAGAAAGTACTGAAAAATTATCTGATGAAGAATTGCAGAAATATTATATAAAATATGCCGCTTTTGAAGATACTGATGACACATATACCTTTGGTGAGTTCAAGAACAAAGTACAAAAAGACGAAAAGTTTAGAGAGGCTTATATAAATGAATAAGTGGTTCGTCAATAAAAACAAATTTTCAAGTTTTCCTGGTCACATTTGGTTTGTACCTTGTATCAGTATTTGGTACGATAAAAATACATTCTTGGAAACAGGAGTAGAAACACCCACATTTGGTGTCCAAATTGCTTGGTTAAAATGGTCTTATGGATTTACAATACAGAAAGGATATTGATAAATGAACAACATCGATAATAAATACATTGTTGACGGAATCACTATCAATAAAACAAAAGAGGGGTATAGAGTTTTTACAATACCAACCCAACATTTTGATATTGTTAATTTAGATGAATTAACTAACGATAGATTTGATTATGAAATTAAAAGACAGGAAAAATATCAAAAAGATAGTTCCGAATTAATTAACTTATGGTTAAATGAAAATGAATAACGTAGATAAACAATATGCTGTTTATGAAAAAGAACCAGCACATCAAAATAAAGAAAATGGTGTTATCTTAGCTCCCTTCAAAACTAAGGAAGAAGCGGAAAAGGCCAAACAAAAATATGGATATACTTCAGATAACTATTACGTAGATTTATTAAAATATGAATAACATTGATAAACAATACCAGCAGCTACTCAAAGACATTATTGAGTATGGTGTAGAAAAACAAGACAGGACAGGAACAGGAACTAAAAGTATATTTGGTTATACTATCCGTCATAATATGAAAGATGGTTTTCCTCTTTTAACAACCAAGAAGATGGCTTGGAAAACTATGGTAACAGAATTACTATGGTTTTTAAGAGGCGATACTAATATTAAATATTTGGTTGATAATAATTGTCATATTTGGGATGGTGATGCCTATAAGAATTATGGACAGAAAATTATATCTGAAGGTTATCAAAATTTGGTTGCAATAGGATGGCCTAGTACACAAGAGGAATTCATCGACAAAATCAAAACAGATGATGAGTTTGCTAAAAAGTGGGGAGAATTAGGTCCAATCTATGGTAAACAGTGGAGAAGTTGGGAAAAATGGTATATAGATGAAAATAAAAGATACCTCACATTTACTAAAAAAATAGACCAAATCCAAAACCTAATCAATGACCTTAAAACAAATCCAGACTCAAGACGATTAATGGTTAACGCTTGGAATGTAGGTGAGTTGGATAAAATGGTTCTTCCACCTTGTCATTATGGATTTCAAGTTTATACAAGAGAGTTGACATGGGAAGAAAGATGGGAGCAATATATTAAATTGGGATTAAATATAGAAGTAAATGGAACACCATTAGAATTAAAACATATGGGAACTCCATTCTATCCTAAGTCATTGCCACAACGAGCAATCTCTTTAATGTGGAATCAACGTTCATGTGACGTTCCACTCGGAATTCCGATGAATATTGCGTCGTATGCGTTATTATTAACAATAATAGCAACGGAGGTTAATATGGTTCCTGATGAATTGATAGGGAATTTAGGTGATTGTCATATATACTTAAACCAAATTGATGGTGTTAATGAACAATTAACAAGGGATTCTTTTGAATTACCTAAATTGGTTATAAGTAATCAAGTTAATTTTGGAAACGGGATTGACGAAATTCTTAATAGTTGTTTAATAACTGACTTCGTAGTAGAAAACTACCAGTCCCACCCTAAAATTTATTTTCCACTTTCTAATTGATTTTTAGGAGAGTTAAAAGTAAAAACAAAAAATTTGACAATTACAAATACAAAGATTAAAATTAAAAAATTTAAATTATGGAAAATTACAAATCAGATTATTACAATCCAAAAACATTTGAAAAATCAGAAATTGAAACTAAAATACCTAATTATTTGGTGACACATATTAAAGAATCACTAGACAAATTAGAAGAACATTTTGTTACACCTATTTTAATTAATCCCGAAGACACATCTGTTGTTTTTGGTGTTATGAATAATGAAAATAAATTAAAATATAGAATAGTAATTACACCAACATTATCAAATTAAGAAGATGGAAACACCTTTTTTAATAGAACAAAAAACATTTCAAGATGAACGTGGTAACTTTTGTGCAACTCCTTTTTTGAGTAAAACGGTAAAATCATTAGTTAAAAATTGGGTTCAAGTTAACACCAGCGTTAGTTTTGAAAAATACACAATTCGTGGTTTACATTACCAAGAAGAACCTTTTGAACAATCAAAATATCTGAAAGTAGTGTGGGGTAAAATATATAACATGATTGTTTGTATTGATAAAATAAGT